CACCGAATCAAACACGAGAAGCCAAATCTGATTGGGAATGCCGTCACCCGCTTGGATCGGTGTTCCGTCAGGATGCGCCACTGGATGAGTCGGGAAATTATTAGGCGTAAAGTCTGTTGGGCCCAAGATGGTTTGATTCAGTTTCACTTCAACGGTGCGCCCCTCGATGATGTCGGGCAGCACGGGCGCATACAAACCAATCACATGATTTTTGAAGGTAACGGTCGGATCCGATGCGTTGGGATCTTGCGCGCCGGTGTCGTGCACGTACGGAATATCGACTTGGTGTATGGTCGTGGGGCCACCCGTGCCGCCATCCGCACCCATATTCTGCAACTGGAAAAACGTGCCGTCGCAAACAAGCGTGCAAATTTGACCGGCCACTAAATCATTCGAGACGAGCTCCGCGCCGTCTCTGCGATGCACGGCAGTCGGGTTAAGATTGCCAATCGTGATGGTCGTCGGGCCGGTGTTGGTGTGGCCGACTAGCACGTGCAAGGTCAGCCCTTGAGCGTAGGTCGTAATTGGCGGCGTGAGATTGGCAATCTCAAGAGTGTTAAGCGGGCCACTGTCCAAAGCATAGATGAGCTTTCCGTCCCTGACGGCGCGCGTCATCTGATTGAGATCTTCGTCAGTCGGAACCTGATTTGAATTGCTGATCAGATTGACGATCTCGCGCTGCGGATTTTCAAACGCTGCGGCTGGAGGCACGCTGCCGCGACGGCCGATCGACGGATCACCGTTCTGGTATGAAGCGTCGGCGGGAATCGTGCCCGGCGGGCCGTAGGGTGGTTCGTATTTCACTGTTGTGTCTCCCTATTATCCAAAACGAAGCGTGTACGCGGCAGATCCAATCGCGACGGCGGCAACTGGTGGCAAACCTGCGGGCGGCGCAGGCCACGGTGGCGCGCCAGCTGGCACGACGTAGATAACTATTTGGTTGAACGTCAGCGTTTTGACGTGGGCAATTTCCGTATCGCGATATGAATTGACCGAGTTCACCCAATCCAAGATCGCTTTAGCGGGCGCGTAAGTCGGATCGCTGCTGGGCACCGTGGTTATGGTGTGGAGCGCGTTGCGCTGAATGTCGGGCGGCGCATATCGATTGATGAATATTTGCGCTTGCTTGGCCACCGCGTTACCGGTGATAGTTCGTAAACCTGGAATCGCAATCCCCTTTGTGTTCGCCGCCGGGATGCTGGGGCCGGCATAGCCGCCCTTAGGAGGATACATGATTATGTCATCGACGGGCATCGGATCGGCCGCCCAATTGCCGTCGTCGTATTGAACGATATTTATGTAGTAGTTTGGATCCGGTTTTTCGTGCGAAATGATCGGCATGATTATGGCCTATTTGTTGAAGTCCAACCCGGCGGCAGACCGGTCGGCCACGCACCGCCGTTTGTGAAGGCACCAAAGCTTTCGGTGTTGTCGGGATTGCCGGGATAATCAGCGTGAATGCGATTCGGTGACATATTGAATGGCGTAAAATTGTTACCGTTTGGCGAATAGTCTTTGCCAAGCGTAGTTGCTGTGGCCGCGCTGCCGTCTGCCCAATACAACCAAAAACCATTTGGCCCAAAATTTAAGTTCGATATATCGCTGATCGGAACGATCACGCCACCGATATTGCGAGCAAACTTGTCCCAAGTCAGAATTTGCCCATCGATAAAGGCAACTTCGGCCATCCACGCGCGTGTGCCGCACCATGTCGGCGCGCCATCTCCCGCGCTGCCGCCGATGGGCGCGCCGCTGCAACCCGTTTCACAACCGATTGCATGACCACGCACATCGTTCCAAGTAGTGACGCCACTAGCCGGAGTCGGGCCAACCGTAACCGCAACACCATCGAGATAAACCGCAGATTTCTGCGTTGTGACGGCATCATACGTCCACAACATATGATGCCATTGCGTGTCTTTGAGCACGCCCCATAAAAATGTCCCGTTATGCGTCGTGGGAGAGAATCCCATGTTGACGGAATCGGGATCACTGTAGCCACCGCTCGCGGCATAAGCGTTGTTGAGAAAAATCGCTATCATCGTGTCGATGTCACCGCCAGCAAATTCGATACATGTCACATCACCACGACAGCCACCCCAAGATGCGCCCGCATCCCCGGCAGAAAACATGACCTCTCTAAGATCGTAGGAGTAACTCGAATAAAAATTTGGTCGCGGAATTATAACCGGCCATCGGATGAAACAGCTTAAAGTCCATACTTGTCGATTGCCAGCTACCTTCGGAAGTCTCGTCAAACACGGGACTGTTGACCCATTATAAGTGCCCCACCATCCTTGGGTCGGATCCATGAATTGTAGCGAACGCTTGGGCCGCGTCACCACCACGGCCGTTGCCGCTGCGCGACTACTAATCAACTGCCACACTCCCGGCGGATACCCGCTAACTACCGTCGTTCCGTCAAACACCAACAACAAGATCTGATTAACGACAACGTCGCCAGCAATCATTGGCGAACCGTCCGGGTGAGCGACCGGATGGATTGCAAAATTGTTCGGCTTGAAGTCCATCGGCCCCGTATTGTTGAAGGCCGCTTTGATCTCAACCGTGCGCCCCTCGTTGATGTTAGGCAATGCCGGTGTATAAAGCCCGATTAGATGGTTGGCGGTTCCGGTGTCATGAATATACGGGATTTTGATTTCGTATCGATCAATCGGCCCCGCGGCTTGAACCGCGATGCCGATGTTTTGCAATTGGAACTGTGTGCCGTCACACACCAAGTCAGCAATTTGCCCGGCCATCAAGTCGGCCGCTTGCAAATCTGTCCCCTGCAAACGCTTAATCGGGATCGGCGCAAGGTCACCGACTTGAATTGTTGTGCCGCCCGCGACATTGGTGTACGCGATCAACACCCGCAATTCCAAGCCCGCGTCATAGGATGTGATCGACGGCGCAAGTTGATCGACAACGACTGCGCTTGCGGTGCCGTGATCGATACAGAAATTTAATTTGCCGTCGCGGATTGCGCGCGTGACTTGCATCAGATCGCCGTCGTCCGGCGTCTGCTGCGAGTTCTTGATGATGTTGACGAGCTCGCGCTGCGGATCTTCGATCGATGCCGCCGGCGGAACCGAGCCCATAATGCCGTTGGCATGATCCGCATTGACGTACGGCGCATTATCAGGTGCGGTCAAAGGCTGTGCGTATTTCATGGAAGTCCTGCGTACTGACTTTGCGGCGTGAGGTTGGAAAAATCGTAAACTATTTTTGTTTGGGCCGGTTTCCAGCGGTCGAGAAGACACATCAAGTCTTCAGGTTCGCCAATCTCAAGGTGGTGATGAATTCCTGCTTCTGCCTCACCCATCCGAAACCAATCAAGCGGTGCGTTGGCAACGTGGACGGTCCAAAAAAATCGCTGTTCCTCGGGGCCGATGTACCAACGATAATAAGGAATGTCTGGTGTATCGCCGGGCGTCCCGTTCCAAAATTCCATCTCGCGAGTGTCGCCCATTTGGCTCACGGCGCACTCGAACGGACTGTACTCGGTGATCGTGATTGTATAGCCGAGCCACGCCGCCCATTTGATGAAGAAGTCTCGGCTTTGCCCGCCGAGCAGTGTCATCTTCATGATGAGTTGCGCGTGCCGCTGTGCGATGCTCTGCGCGGCCGTCCAACAAGGATCTGGCAATCCCCAGTTTCGTTCCCAATCTGGTAGGAGCTCTATCGTTAAGCGCGGGTCGCTTTCCACCTCAAGCAGATCAGCCGCGCGGCCATCAACAAATCCCCAATAATTAGCCAACCCCGCGATGACTTGCATCAGTACGCTGGTCGGATGCCTGGGCCAGGCCGGGCCCCATGGAAGCAAATTGCCGAGTGCTAGTGCGTAGTCCGCGCCCGTGCGTCTGACATGTTGATCGGCCACAGCTCATTCCTTACGGACCTGATGGCGTCGAGGTTGGCAGACCGCCCGCATAAATGATCGATCCGACGATGGCGATATGGCCGGGGCTCGGCATCGGTGTCGTTGTAAATACGAGCTCGTGGTGATCTTCACCGATGGCGTTCGAGATAGCGGCATCGATCCAGGACTCATAGATCGTGCCGCCTGGGATCGCGCGCTCGAACAACATTGTTTGAATTTGTAGATCGATAGATTCCCGCGTCGACGGCGCATCGACTACCAAGTTATTGATCGCGATCTGAAGCGGAAACGGAATTGGCGCAACGACGAATGTATCTTTGACTGCCACCGGGCGCTGCGTGTTGAGATAAGCCTGCACGGCGGCCACATCTTCAGCATGCGGAATGCCGTAATCATCCGCTCTCAGCTCGTCCATCATAAAACGCAAGGTCACGGTCCCCATGCCTTACTCAAGCGGTGCGCACCAGGCGCGGGTCACGCCAGGGACGGCAAGGGCCCATTGCTCCCAGTCAGTTGCGTCGCCGCCCATCGGCGGTTGACGGATGCGTTTTAGAATGCGAGCGCGGAGTTCGTCGTCGGTCTCCACATCGGCGCCGCCGGCCATCTGCGCCACAAGTGCGGTCGGATCCATGCCTTGCGAGGGCCCGACCCAGGAAAGGATCGAGCCGGCGAGCAGATTGCCCGCCGAACCTGGATCCAGCGCCCGCACCGGGATCTGCACCGGCACGGCTGACAAGATCGCCGTTTGCGTAGTCTCATAACCGAGACCGTTCGCTTCCGTCAGCTGCGAATACTGCGGAACGATAATGCCAGCGACGCCTGTCGCCGCGATTGAGCCAGACGCCAACGTTGCCTGCTTGCGGCCGACCGTGCCATCGCTATTCACTAACCAAATGGCCCCATGCCGATCCAACCAGACTGTCTCCGCGCTGTCTGGAAGCAGCATCCTGCTGAGCCAATCGATGTACTGAAGCGTGAGGTGGCACAAGCCACCCATGGCGTCCGAGAGCACGCGCAGCACGCTGTTGGCAACCGAGGCGTCCGCGCCTGGCAGCGAAGCTCTTACCGCGTCGCGCACGAAGCCGCGCACGTCGCGCAACGTTGGAGTTGCCCAGGGCATATTTGATTTAACCTGATGTGGCGACGAGCTCGTCCCACAGGATCTGATAGCGCAGCTGGATTTCCGGCAGTGGCCCGCGATAGATCGTAACTAGAGCGTCGATGCGATCTGGCGGGATCAGCGTCGTGTAGACATCGAAGCGCGAACAGATGCCGCGCTCGACAAAAGGTTGGATCGCTTCGGTGATATAGAAGCGCACGCGCGCGAGCGTCGAGCCTGGAGGTCCGTTGTCGCGGTCGAGAATAGTCGTGCGCGCCAATAACCAGAGCCGCGAGCCTATCGGCCATCCGCCCCAGATCGCTTCCGCGTCCATGTCGCCCCAGAAACCCATGCGGTCGCTTGAGTCAGGATCGGGGAGTTCGTCATTCACGTCTGCAAGTCGGTTGGTTCCCAGCGCGACGCAGATCGCGGTTGCGAGAGCTTGCGTATCATCGAGCGTGCCGTTGACCAGCAAGCTCCAATCCATCGTAACGTTGTATTTCGGGAAGAACCGATTTTCCCGCAGCCGGATGTCGGGGACAGGGCTAGTCAATTGTCGTTACCCCTTCCGTCCATATACGTTCTTGGCTGGCCCATCGAGCGTCAGCACCTTAGAGAACTTATGCTTTGCAGGCGTGCCGCCGCAGTAGTCGTTTCCGTCTTGGTTAGTTTCATGCAGAACGTCGTCGTCCTCTTTGCCTTTGCTCAGCCGCACCTTCTTGCCGGACGACAGGCGGCCTTCA